ATTAAAGGTTATACCAAGGCTCTTTAATTCTGTAAATAATATTGTTGTTAGAGATAATAGTACAAACGAAAGCTATACATATACAAACATTAACACAAGTTTTTCTGTAAATAATTATATTAGTATTATTAACCAAGGTAGTGGTTATGTTGATAGCAGCAGCAATACTATATTAAAAGAGGGTAGATTTTATGATTTATCGGTTTTTGGTAGTAGCAGTACATTATTATATAAAGATAAAATCTTTGTAACTGATCAGACTATTAATCAAGCAAACAATAATTATTATGATATTAATAGTGGAGAATACACAACAGATAGCCAAGCAGCTATGAATGATAACGATTACATAATAATATGAGTGATTTACGAATAGTCAATTTAAGCACATATACAAGCCCTGTTATTACAGAAGTAAAAAACAAAGACTATATACAATATGGCGAAGATAATATGTACTTCCAATATTTGATAGATAGATATAATGGAAGTCCTACAAACAACGCTATAATTAATGGTATTAGCGAAATGATATATGGCAAAGGATTAGATGCAACTGATTCATCAGATAAACCTGATCAATATGCACAGATGAAAGTTTTATTTAAAAACGACTGTGTCAGAAAATTAGCTTACGATTTAAAGTTAATGGGTCAATGTGCAGTACAAGTAATATATTCACAAGATAGATCAAAGGTTGCAAGATTAGAGCATATGCCTGTTGAAACATTAAGAGCAGAAAAAAGCTTAGATGGCGAAATAAAGGCATATTATTATGCGAATGACTGGACAAAAGTAAAACCAAACACTAAACTAAAAAAAATACCAGCATTTGGAGAAAGCAATCAAAGTTTAGAAATAATGTACATAAAACCTTATAGAGCAGGATTTTTTTATTACAGCCCTGTTGATTATCAAGGTGGATTACAATATAGTGAACTAGAAGAAGAAGTTAGCAACTATCATTTAAACAATATTATGAATGGTCTTGCACCAAGTATGTTAATTAATTTCAATAATGGTGTACCGAATGAAGAAGAACGAGAGATGATAGAGCAAAGAATATACCAAAAGTTTAGTGGTAGCAGTAATGCAGGAAAATTTATACTTGCATTTAATGATAATGCAGAAAGTCAAGCTAATATTGATCCTGTACAATTAAGTGATGCGCATAACCAATATCAATTTTTAAGTGATGAAAGTACAAAAAAAATAATGGTTAGCCACAGGGTAGTTAGCCCTATGTTGTTAGGTATTAAAGATCAAACAGGATTAGGTAATAATGCAGAAGAATTAAAAACAGCATCTATATTAATGGACAATACAGTTATTAGACCATTTCAAACATTATTAATAGATCACTTTGACAAAATACTTGCATATAATAATATTAGTTTAAAACTGTACTTTAAAACTTTACAACCTCTTGAATTTACAGACCTCGATAATGTAGTTGATGATGAAACAAGAGAAGAAGAAACAGGTGTTAAATTAAGTAAAAATTATCCTGATCAGAATGAGTTATCTAATATAGCAGATGATTTAATTAACAAAGGAGAAGAGCTTGGAGAAGAATGGCAACTTATAGATGAAAGACCAGCTTTTGAAGATGAAAGCGAAATAATAAATTACTTTCAATTTGCAAGTGTTGTAACAGGTGATGCTAGAAAAAAAAGTGGTCAAGATACAGACATATTTAGAATTAGATATGTTTATACAGCCGGAAGATCTACAGAAGGTGAAAGTAGAGAATTTTGTAAAAAAATGATGGCTGCAAACAAAGTTTATCGTAAAGAAGATTTAGATAAAACAAGCAAAGCTAATGTTGGTTTTAGTCCTGCAGATGCAAAAGGTGAGGGTTACAATATTTGGCTTTACAAAGGTGGTGTTAATTGTAGTCATTATTGGATGCGTAGAATTTATTTAAAAAAGAATAATAAAAAAATTACAGTTGGCAGAGCAAGAAAAATTATAAGTGCATTACCACAAAACAAGAAAAAAGATGCAAGGTTTGAAGTTAATGCACCAGAAGTAGCACAAATTGCTTCTGCAAGAAATAATTATTGGAGAAAAAATTAAGATATGGCAACAGCATTATTTATAACAAGAAAACAATTAGTACAGAACTCTATTATAGATGGTAACGTAGATACAGATAAATTTATACAATTTATTAAAATTGCTCAAGAGATACATATTAGAAATTATTTAGGTACTGATTTATATAATAAAATAAGTAATGATATTGCAGGGGTTGGGGGTGCTTCGTTAACAGGTGCTTATTTAACTCTTGTAAACACATATATACAACCAATGCTTATACACTTTGCTATGGTTGATTATTTACCTTTTGCAGCATACCAGATCAAAAATGGTGGTGTATTTAAACATACAAGCGAAAATGCAGAAACTGTATCAAAAAGTGAGGTAGATTTTTTAATAGCAAAAGAAAGAAATATTGCAGAATATTATACAAAAAGATTTATTGATTTTATGAGCTTTAATCAAAGCACATATCCTGAATATAACAGCAATACAAATGATGATATACATCCTGACAAAGATGCACTATTTAATGGTTGGGTATTATGAAAAAAAGAAAAAGTAAACCAAAAAATAAAAACGTACAAAAATTGATCGTTTATTTAAAAAAAATTGTAAATGGCAACATTAACTAACACACAAATATCGGTAACATATGTAGGTCTATTAAAGACAAGTGCAAATACAGTATTATCATCAACTGCTCAACAAATAACTGATGGATCAGGAAATAATAGTATTTTATTTTTATCTACAGCAGGAGTTGGTATTGGTGGTGCAGCAGCGAGTGGTAAAGAATTAGATGTTACAGGTAATGTACTTATAACAGGTGATCTACAAGTTGATAATTTAAATATTGATGGTAATACTATTAGTGCCACGAGTGGGGTAGTTACTTTAGCGAATGGTGCAATAGCTACAACTCAAAGTCAAAATGATAACTCAACAAAAATAGCAACAACTGCTTATGTAGATAATCAAGTTACAATACAAGATTTAGATTTTGCAGGTGATAGTAATACAGGTTCGGTTGATTTAGATAGCCAAACTTTTACTATTGCAGGAACTAGTAATGAAATAGAAACATCTGCTAGTGGTCAAACGCTTACTGTAGGTTTACCAAGCACAGTAGCAATTACAACAAAAATTACTTCACCTATTTTTGGTTTAGGTGATGGAACTGCAAACAAAATACAATTTATTGGAGGGCAAGGAAATTGGCGTGTTAATATAAGTGACAGTGCAAATCAGTTTGTAATACATTCTGAAAGTCTAGTCGCAGATTATTTTACAGTTATTGGTGGTGGTGGCATTAAATTAAATGCTTATGGCTCTGGTAGTAAAACAGGTACAGTTGCAAAAAACTTAGCTGTAGACTCAAGTGGTAATATTATTGAAACAGATGGTGGTGTTGTTGATGGAAGTGGAACAGCTAACGATGTTGCGATGTGGTCTGATTCAAATACACTTACAGATGCGCCTATTGCTATTTCAGGTAATGATGCAATTTTTGCAGGTACAATTACAATACCTGAATACATAGTGCATTCAGGCGATACAGATACTTTTTTTGGTTTTGTAACTGATAATGAATATAAGGTTACAGTTGGTAATAGCACAAAAATATTTGCTGATGCTAATAGTGCTTATTTATATCATCAAGGAAGTCTTAAACTAAATACTACAAGCACAGGTATTAGTGTAACAGGTGGTGCAATTTTTACAGATGATGTTACTATAGATAATAGTTCACCTGAATTTTACCTAACACCTGATTCAGCTAAATATAGTTGGATGATAGCTGCTCAAGAAAATGTAGACCAACATTTTGAAATAACACCTTCAACAACAGTAGGTGGTTCTACTTTTAATGCACCAGCTTTAAAAATAAATGGCGCAGACAATGCAGCAACTTTTGCAGGTGATGTAAACTTAAGCAAATCAAACGCTAACATAAATTTTACATCAGGTAATGGAAATATACAAACAACTACTGGAAGTACAAGTTTAGTATTAGGTGTAAATAGCACAGAAAAATTAAGAATTCATAGTTCTGGTAATATAGGAATTGTAAATAGTTCTCCAAATGCACCTTTAAGTTTTGCAAATAGTGCTGCAACAAGAAAAATTAGTTTGTATGAAGTAGCAAATAATGACAATCAATTCTATGGTTTTGGTATTGAAAGCAACACTTTAGTTTATTCAGTTGGTGATAATAACGATGACCACGTTTTCTTTTCAGGTCAAAGTTCAACAACGAGAAGAGAAATTGCAAGGCTCAAAGGAACTGGAGATTCAACTTTTGCAGGAGATGTTACTTTAGATAATTCTGGTAGTGGTGATAGAACTTTAACTATATCAACCACAACGGGTGGCGACCCTATAATAGTTATGAATAGTGATGCTTCTAATAGAAGTGGACTAATTAGGTATCAAGACAATGGTACTAATATAGGTAGAATAGAATATGTTCATAATGGGGACAGATTAGCTTTTCAAGCTGGTTCTGCAACTAGTGAAACTTTAAGCATTAAAAATAGTATTGTAGGTATATTAAATACAGCTCCTACCTCAAAATTACACATAGGACAAAATTCAACATCAGGCGCAGTTGATATTGGTTTACAAAATGATTCAAGATATTATACATTAAAAACTGATAGTGGCAACTTTATAATTAAAGATGAAAGCGCTGCTGCTGAAAGATTATCTATTAATACTTCAGGAAATGCAACTTTTGCAGGAAAAATATTAGCATCAACAACTACTAATGGTATTGAATTGAACCAATCTTCCGTAGGTGCTGCTACATATTATGTAATGGATAATACTGTTGAAACAGGAGGTAAAAGATATAGGTTTGGATATACTGGAGGTTCAGCAGACAAGGGCTCATTTAGTATATACAATGAAACTGATGCTCTTATGCCTTTACTTATGTCAGGTGCAAATTCTACTTTTGCAGGTAATATAACTTCAACAGGCACATCAATAACTTTAGATAGTGCAGGAAGTGCTGACTTTATTGCAGATAGAATAAACACATCCAGTGGCTCATCATATCAATATAAAACAAATGGTACTTTAAAATGGTCCT